GAAGTCTCTGATGCCCGTGCAGTTGAGGAAGAGAAGAAGAAGCAGTTAGAGGAAGAAAAGAAAGAAAAATTTCAGAAGGTTATCTCGAAGCGTGCCAAAACGCTTGACTATTCGTTTGGTCAGTATGATGAGCAGGCTTTTGGTTATGGCACTATGAATCTTATTTTTCTTTTGGCGTTTGCAATTGTTCAGTACTATAGGTATTGGAGTTATTGCGTGCTTATTTCCAAAGACTCTGAATATGTGGTGAATCCTATTATTTTAACATTCGACTTATTTTTTGATGTAGTCGGTCTGTTTTTGATTAGGTATCTTTCCCTTAGAATTTATCTGTTTGTGAAACCTGTAGCTGTAAAACGTTATAGGTATACATATAAATTCGAACGGAAATTTGATACTGTAATTGATACAGATGTAAGACCAGATTATCTTTTATCTGGCAGACTGTTACATAAGGATCCACAATATGTCTGGATTAAATTCATTGACAGAGGTTTAAGTGGCGAATCTAGTTTTGGCCGTGTTGCTGAAGACTATGAGGATCGTGACTTACTTATCTCTATTGAACTTTTAATGCAGATTTCTATTGCGTCAAACTTTTCTTTATCTGCCCAGGAAGCGATTGTTGCTAATAAATTGCAGTTTGCAGCTTCTAAGTTTGACAGTACAAACATAGATAAATCTCTGTCCTTAGATGGACATGATATTGTTCATGATACTGTCCTTGTTAGCTTTGCATTATATAAGCAATATATGGAAGATAGGGCCGTGTGCCCTTTTCCGAGACTCCCAACAATGTGAAACAGGCATTTGCTTATGGCTATAGGTATGGTGAAATTGACTTACCTAAGTTGCCAGAAGTGAAAGACAAATTTAGTTTGTCTGAAACTCGACCTGTTGATATTAAGTCCCGTCCTGTTGTTCAAGCTACATTGGGATGTCATGTTGTTGGGGCAGCACTGCCACATGGAGATCCTTTGGACCCATTAACCATGAGGGCGGGTGTTTGCAAACGTGCCGGGGCAAAGACTCCTAAATTTGACCCGAAACGCATGAAAAGATTTAATCTTTTCGTGAGGAGGTTTCTTAAAGAAAACCTCAGACCGCTACGATCTGATGCTGATACTAGATTTGAAACATGGATTAACCACACGAGCTATCCCGAACACAGAAAGATAGAACTCCGACAGTTGTGGGAACGCGTTGAGGGGCGTCTTACTGATAAGCATAGGGCATGTAAATGCTTTATGAAAGACGAAACTTACGTGGAACCAAAACATGTTCGGGGTATATACTCACGACATGATGCATTTAAGTGTCGTGTTGGACCCATTTTCCATTTAATTGAGGAAGAAGTTTATAAATTGCCTCAGTTTGTTAAACATGTGCCTGTTAAAGAAAGGGCACGGTATATCATGGAACGCCTATTTAGAACTAATGCTAAGTACATATCGACTGATTATACTACTTTCGAAGCTAGTTTTATTGAGGAGGTCATGTTTGCTTGTGAATTTGAATTATATGGATATATGGTCCAAGATCTCCCTGATGGGAAGGAGTGGTTGATGGAAGTTATGTCTACGACATCTGGTGTGAATCACTGTCAATTTAAGAATTTTAGCATGGATTTAGAAGCCACTAGAATGTCTGGAGAAATGTGTACATCGTTGGGTAATGGTTTCACCAATTTGATGATTATGCTTTTTCTTTGTGATGAGTTAGGTTCAGATGTCGATGGAGTGGTGGAAGGAGATGATGGATTGTTTAGGATCCTCGGCATTATTCCGAGTGCTGAGGACTTTGCTTCACTTGGATTTACAATTAAGTTGGAGCAGCATGATGATTTATGCACAGCTAGTTTTTGTGGCATTGTATTTGATCCGTCAGAATGCATTAATGTCACTGATCCTAGGAAAGTTCTGTGTACTTTTGGGTGGACAACCAATCGTTATGCAAAAGCAAGCACGAGGAAGAAATTGGTACTTCTTCGTTGCAAATCGTTGTCTTATGCTTGGCAATATCCTGGATGTCCAATCATCCAGTCTCTGGCCCTATATGGGTTGCGTATCACTAGTAAAGTCCGAAATGACGAATTGAGAAACTTTGTCTCAAATAAGTGGTTCGTAGATTCTTATCAGAGGGAGCATATGTTACGTATATTAAATCTTGGTACAGAAATTCCATTGCGTGATGTTGGTGACGCCACCCGACTTCTGGTCTTTAAGAAATATGGGATTTCTGTGGAAATGCAGAATATAATTGAAAAATACCTTGATTATTTGGATGCTCTGGGTCCCCTTGATATACCCGGAATTGAGCTCATGATTCCAAAGTCCTGGATAGACTACTG